ACTGAGCCCACTTTTATAGAAGAATCATACTCCTCACTATTTAATGCTATAGTTAACAGGTAGTTATCTCCCTAATCTGTTTATACGAAAGAAGGTATGGACGACTTTAAATAATTTGCTCCTTAAATATGCGATGAAATTTATAAATCCATACGTTACTTACCTTTTCATTAAATCACTCGTGATGAATATATTGAGAGTGTTGGTAGTAAAAGGGGTATGTATAAGACTGGTTAACTAAATTTACATCGTGTTGGGCCTGTATTCCGAACTATTGAGGCATAGCTTAAAAGAGAAGAAAGTCACTATGATGCTCCTAATACAATTAGAGCTCGTTTGATATTTAACCCTCCAGCTACGCTAAAATATTGGATGGGATTTATTAATAGCAATTTACTTAAAGTGTTTAATTAAGCTGGGGCAAACAATAGTTTAAAATGGTTTTGTGCTGCTATCGACTCAAAAACAATTTGTTCTAGAATTAATGAAGCTTATTATTAGTTTAAGAATCCAGTATTTGTTTCGCTTGACGGCTCTTAGCATGATTCTAGGTAATGGGACTGGTTAATTGATTGCATTGATGTTTAAATTTTGAAAGATATTGAAGAGATAATGTGCGGTTAATAATAGTGGACTCATGATGAGTGGAGAGCTTTTAAGTATTATGCTTTAGACACTAAATAACGTTTTGTCGCAAATTATCCTAACACCAAGATCAAAGCAATGTCTGGTTATTTGTTAGGCACTACTTACTCTGGCTCGACACTCAGAACTACATGGGGTAATACTTTGCGTGTTCACGCTATTTATTAATACCTTGCAAAAAAGGCCAATGTTAGAGTTGTCGATTTTGTAGCAGGTGATGATGCGGTTATTATAATGGAACAGACTGATATGCAGGCATTTTATCATTCTGTCTAGACACATACTATTCAGCAAGACGGTCTTGGGAACAAAGGTATCGGTTATGTTATTAAGAATTTTGATTATCACTAGAGTCACTTCACCTTTCTTTCAAAATTTGGTTCTATTACACACTAAGGTGTTACTTTAACTCGTATCGCACACAGATACGTGCGTAGTGGTAACTTTACAACCAAACTTAACGCTAAATTTGAGTCATCACAGTTCAATTATGGAAT